TCTACATATGCCTTAATAGATTGTTGTGTAGCTAATGCAGTTGCACTATCTGATGTCATGTCATCTTCGTCTAGTATATCTGTTACTGTTACTGCGCCAGTACCAGACAAACCATCAAATTCTACTGTACCTGTTACATTTAATGCACTTAGAAATGCACCGCCTGTAGCATCTATAGTTGCCACCTCACCACCACTATTTTCAAACTTAATAAAGTCATTAGTAGTTGTACCACCACCATTACGTGTAAATGTCATAGTAGGGCATAGTGAACTATCTTCGTCATTAATAACGATTGAGCCTGTACCACCACCTGTAAAGGTAGCGTCACCTGCTATGATTAATCCATCACCTACAACATTACCTGTTACATCTATACCAGAAGTATTAACTTGTAGTTTGGTAACACCTGCACGTTGTAGATTTAAATTACCTCCTACTGCGTCTATAGTACTAGTTGTACCGTAAGTTACAATACGCAAATCGTGGTCGTCTGACATTGGGCCTTTTAAGTCTATGTATCCACCTTGTGTTCCACCAACTTCTATTCTTCCGTAACCATTACTATTTTCTACTGTTAGTATATCATCAAGTGTAACTGTACCTGTTACATCTATACCTGTAGATGTTGTTTCCAGTTTCTTACCATTATCATAATATAATTCTACTGATTGATTTGGTTTTGCGACTAACATTTTTTCGCTTGTGTTAGTTGCTAGACGTATATCAGTACCATTTGTTGTTATATTAAGTTGTCCTGTGCCTTCATCTTTTATCCAACTTGCACCACCTGAATGATATATTTCTAGGTCATTACCTGTACCAAAACGAGCTTTAGCATTATCAACAAAATCTATGCCATTACTACCGATGCTAGCAAGAAATTGCTGTATAGATTGTACTGAAACACCACCAGATGTTGTATAACCTGTCGCTGAGTTGACAAACGTGTCTAATCTGTCCTCGTTCTCCTTAAACCTTGGAACGGCTTGGTCTAGTGGTAATTCTGCCATTTACTTGCTCCTAAATTGCATCGCCATTGATATCAACAACGCCTGTAAGATAATCGTTATCTTGGGTATAGTATTTATCACTATAATTAACAGCTGTTAGTCTTGACGTAAAGTTATCGTTTGCTTGCTTCTCAGTTACAAGAAATGCAGTGCCACGTGCTTCATTACTTGCGACGATGTTATAACCTGTCTGTGCGTATTTGTTTTGGTCTGTCACTAAGCTTAATCTCGGTGCATTTGCTAAAACAACTTTATTGCTAGCTGTACCAGCTGTGATGCCAATACTTTCTACTGTTCCATCTACATGCTGCAGGAATATTGTATATGTAACACCACCACCAGCAAAAGTTACGTCTTGCGATAAAGTAAGCTCTAACACATTAACAGCCGTTACTTGCCCGTCCTGCGTGCCAGTTCGTGTATTATCAGCTACTAATATTCTGTCATTCGTAACCAATAAGTCTGCTTCTTGTGTCGCCTCAAAGTCAACCACTGTATTTTGATACTGTATTTTGTTCCAAGCTCTATTTGCTGCAAAGTATGCTTGCACGTCATTTCTGATGCCAACACTTTCTATTTTATCTGGGTTCGTTGCACTCTGGTCGCTGGGTATAAATATACTTATTAGTGCATCATCGTCTGGGCTTGCATAAACAAACTCAATACCATCGTGATCACTTGTATTACCAAACCTGACTGAACGTGCTTCCGATTGTGGTAATTTGTTTCTATGGTTAAACAATAACACACTGTCGTCTGTTTCCTTCTCAAAGCTCAGCTTTAACTTGCTGCCTTGCCTGTACGCCTGAGTATATATTGCAGTTGCTATAGTTTGCGTAGTTTCCTCGAAGCTTAGATTATCAGCGTCAAACGTGTAATTAAACTCTGATGCTTTAGTTGTTCCAAAGTAATCGGAAACGCTCTCAGCTGTGCTTAAAACGCTTTCTAGGTCTACTTCTGTCAATAATCTGCGCCCAATGTAAGGGTCAACGCATATGTTAGTCAATATTTGTGCAGCATCTGTTGTTGCATGTTTTGTTACGCCAAGTTCTTGCGCCTTAACTCTAAGATTACGTAGCGCAAAGAACGTACTGCTCTGTGTGCTATATATAACGACACGACCTGCTGTTTTGGCCGTATGTGTTAATGTTACTGACCTGCTACCTGCGGTTACAGTTACTACATTTGACATTGGTTGATTTGAGTTGTCCAGTATAACAACATTAACAGACGTGCTTGTAGAGGCTGATAATAAGTCAAAGTCTACAATAGTTTTATATCCTGTGTTGCCATATTCGATAGGCGTACTAAGTCCATAACTGCTGCCATCATTAGCTACTTTAACGCCGCCATATTGATACGTAATTACACCGCCATAGTATGTATCTGCACTAATGGTCTGCGTGCTAGGGTAATCCTCGCCACTAACCTGCATATCTGTTACAGTAAAATATGTGTCATTATTAGCACACTGCAATAATACAAATGGGTTTGCTTCTGCCCCTGTTGTAGTCAATGTATATGTCGCTGTGCCGTTGGTTACTGTTGCTGTGTTAGATATAAAGCTTGTGCCATCATGCAGCCCAATAGTTACTGTGGTTGCTGTGGTCTTAGTATTGTCCAGTGTAAGTGTTACTGTAATAACCTGCCCATTACTGACAGCATCTAAATCAGCATAGCCACCATAACTACTACCATCTGAACTAATAGTCACATTGTTACCTGCAACCTTAACTAAGCCGTTGCTGTGACTTGTCCATGTCATAGGAAATGTAAATCGGTCATATTGTATTCTAGGTAATTTACGTGTCACTTCCATATTGAGCTTACGTGACTTAACAGCTAATGCGCCATCAGTAGAATACGTTACTGATTGCACTGTAGTTACATCACCAAAGTGCTGCTCTGTCACTGGTGACATTGCATATAAATCACGCCACTTTACCTCATCAACTACGCTACCTTCAAAGTTAGTATCACTGTTTGTAATGCGTTTAACTCGTACCCTGCAATATCCTGTAAAAGTAGGATTTATTTTCATAGTCAAAGCACGTGTACTCTTGCTGCTACTTGAACCTAATACTGTGCCTGTAAATGTTTCTACCGTACCTGTTGGCGTACCAGTTGCACTTGTTTGCTCGACTTGCACCTGCACTGCTATGTTGAACGCATATTGCTGCTCGCCATCGTCTTTATATAACCCCTGCAATGCAACTAGGTTAATGTATATTTTATCAAGGTCTGCAACCAGCAAATTAAACCAACCAATAAAAGCTTCGCCTGTAGATGATATGCGTGGGCTTATTAATCCAGTTTCATTTGCAGGATTGTCATAGTCATCTATTTTATTCCAATCACTATTTACACTAGCAGGGTTACTCAAACTGACTGTAGTTGCTGTTACACTAGATATTGTATAACTACCTGCTAGATTAACGCTCACAACACTGCCAAGATTTGTTAAAAATACATTCTTTGTGCCTGTCTCGCCTGCGGCAAACTCGTTAGGTATTTGTCCCCAATTAACATTCACGTCTGGTGGATAATCAATCGTTATAGTTGTACTTGTGACAGCTTTAACAGTATAATCACCATTAAGACTTAATGTGCTACTGTCATCTGTCTGAAATAATGCAAGCTCAAGCCTTACACCATCACCAACACTAAAATCATTTGTTGGATTATTACTTGTATATATTATCTCACCATCTGAAAGATTAGATGCTAATTTACATTTTACATTACGTGTAAGTCGGCTACCTGCTGTTCCAACCACTGCTGTATAACTAGCATTAGAAACAACTAATGTTGAACCTGCTACAAATTCCTGTGTAAAATCTATGCCTGATGCTGTGGTTGTAATTTGATTTGGATACACAAACTTAGTATTAAGATTTCCGTTAAAAGATGCAGCATCTGGTGCTTTAAGTGTCTGACCATTAGCTGCATCACTCCTGACTGACTTAAGGACTGGCTCATTAATTGCTGAACCGATTGTAAGCTGTGGCGTGCCGCTATTTGGGCTAGTTTGTGGGCCATACACTGCAACAGATGCACCTGAGATATCACTAAACTTTGTGTCACCATCTTTTAT